TCAGGGACTTGGCATCATGATATCTGAAAACGACCCACGCTGAAAGGTTTTGATGTTGGTTCTCAGATCGTCTGACCTTGAAAATACCCTCCCGTCCTTATCAATAGTAACCGTTAAATTGATTTCGTTTTTAACATCGAGACCTCGGCGGCGAAGTTCATCGTCAATTGCTTTAACCTGGAATGAATCGGGGCCACCACCCATAACCATATGCCGGGCACGGATTTCCATCAGGTCTTTATTGCTGCGCCAGGATGCCTCGCTTCGCGCCAAATATTCGCCGGTTTTGATTGAGGCATATCCAAGGGCACCAGTGACAACAGCCGGTATTGCCGCAACACTTGTCGCCAAAAGTGGGGTCTTAGAGGCCACTGTAGGGTTTCCGAATAACCCACCTGTAGAATTAAAGCCACTAGGCATATTGGTGACAGTAACAGGAACTCCTCCACTGGGGAATCCACCGCCCATGCTGCCTGCTTTGCCACTACCGACAAAGCGTGGCAACAACTTCCAACCGGCATAGGTGCCAAGGCCAGCCGCCCCGGCAGTGATCGGGTTCTCTATTGCCCAGTTTCCCACCCCCATGACCTTCTCGGCGAACGAAGAACTGCCGGCACTCTTCATGGCTTTTGATCTTTCAATTTCAAGCCGCTTTGCCTTTGCCCAGGTCGTCTCCTTAACCTTGTCAAAATCTCCGCCGACTACGTCTTGATCCGCTGCTCCAAGGGCTTCATCACGGATTTTTTTGTAATCTTCCCAGTCTCTCATCAGGCCAGCCATGAAGTTGGAAGCTTCATAGTCCTGGATACCCATGGCCTTCAGCATTGCCGCCGATCCGCCCTTGGATTTCTTTTTCAGATCCTCAAAAAACTTATCAATGTCCTTACCGGCTCTAAATTTTCCCGATTTGAGGTCAACGTAATCAAAAACGTTTAAACCCACTTTTTTAAATTCCTTTCGGTAAGAAATCATATGCCCGAAGAACGCCTTCATATCAGTGGCGGCTTCCGCAGGTTGGCCACGATTGCGGCGGGCAATTTGGAGCATTGCAGATACTTGTGCAATGCCCCTTTCACCGGTGATCCCATATTGACTTGCGGCTGCCAGCACTTCGGGGAAATGTTGGGACATGTCTTTTAGTTCGAAACGGCCACTCTTACCGGCCTTGTGCATGATATTGAAAGCACGTTCCAACTTTTCAGGCTTGATGTTCATCTTCTGGAAAAGATCCACCGCTGTTTTACCCATATCCCCGACATCGGCGAACGTTGCCGTTGCTGCCCGATTTATTGATTTCAAGCCGCCCAGGACCTGGCGCGGGTCGATCCCGGCTGCAACCATATCCTTAAAGGCTCTGAGCTGATCTTCGGGAAGCTGTAATGTTTCAGAACTCAAAGCAATTATCTGGCTCCGGATGTTATCCATTTCCTTGGCAGTCAGCTCGCCGGTAAGCCTCATTTCAGTCAGACCGCGCTCGAAGTTCATGACATCGACAACGGCTTGTCTCAGCAAAGCTCCGCCGCCCAATAGCGCCGCGATTTTGGTCATTGACGAAGATACGCTCGACATCCTGTTTTCAACTGAACCCCACGCAGCCGTCATTTTTCTGGTCGCCTGGCTGGTTGTATTTGCCATGCCATTCATGGCCGACTTAAAGCCGCCCTGGCCTTTGACTGCCAATTCTAGGAATAATCTCATGTCTTGCATTGTCTGTCTCCGAGGGGCTTGGGTGGCTTCCTCACCTTATACTTTTTTGGTTGGTCAGGTTGCTCCGGTTTGATGAGTGATTCCATAAGCATGATGTAGAACCACTGCCCGTGGGTAAGATCTACCGCAGGCGTTCCAAATAGGTGGTGAGCCTTCTCAGCGTGGCGGTATTTAAAGCATTCAAAATAGATTCCGGGCTTTTTTTTACCAACTCCAGGATGTCATCGAATTCAGCCTGCTCCATACCCGGCACAGACGGTAGGCATTCGTTTTCAAGGAAAAGGTACTCTTCAACCAGATACTCTCGTTCGCCGCGGGTCAGCAGATCTCGGAAACTATCGATGTTGTCAGCAACGCGATTGCCGTCTGAATCGCTGAGCACGGTGAAGAGTTGACGCCTGGCGTTTTCGGTGGCCTGGCTTTCTTCATCAAGATCCATCTTTTTTGCGTATGCCACGGTGTCGAGGCGGCATTGAAGTATCTCGGATTCGGATAGGAGCCTGAGTTTTAGGGTGGCACCGTGGAAATTAACATCCCTGGTGTTTTTGATTCCTGCTTTCAGTTTTTCGAGCATCATTTGAAGAGTCTCCTGATTGATTTGTCTGTCGATTTTTGAACTTGCGGCATTTCTCTGGCATGCACTACGAAATCTCTGGGAGCTTTTTTTGCCTCGGCAGCCCTTGTCAGAAAGGTGAGTATTTGCGTACTTGGAACGTTGCAATTACACAATTTAAGGTTTGTCATAACGCCTCACATGCAAATTAAATGATGTTCACAACGCCGCCATCAGGCCGGGAGGACCTAGCCTGATATCAGTCCAGCTACCTTGTTTATTCATGCGAAATCGGCGGCTGTAAATGAGCATTGTGCGGTTGATGTTGAATACTTCATCGGTGACGGTACAAAGTTTATTGATTCCCCAGTTGACGCCGTCTTGACTATGAGACGGTGTGGTATAAGCAATGCTATAGCCGTCATGGCGCTGTTTTTCCATGAGCATACGACCGAAAAGCGCCGGTGACTGGCTATCATTATTGAGCTTTACTACAAGTGGTTTGTAGAACGGGAAATCATGGTCATTAACAATCTTTTTAGAATTGATTTTACTGCTGTCATGGCCGTGAACGTCGAAACCTTGGACTTGAGAAATAACTGTAATTTTGGAATATCTCCGACTGATATCGTTGATTTCCTCGCCACTTTCCACATTATTAAGCTTGCCGTCGAGACTGGTGTTTACATAGAAATCAGGTTCACCGGTTATCCGTGGCCGTCCGAAAACAAAGGTTCCGTCCGGTAAGGAAAAAAACATGAGGCCACGGCTGGCGGCATAAATCGCTAATACTTCAAAGACGGTCATACCTGGTTCGATATGGTTAAGCTCCTGGGGGATATCAATGATACCGACCAAAGGATTGTCGGCCGTTTTTTTCTTGCTCTTCCACTTGCCCACGACGTTTGCCTGATATTCGATTTGTGAACGTTGGATAAAAGGCACTGTTTTTATCAGCATTTCTGCAACCTGCTGAACTGTTTTGCCCTGGATAGTAACAAACTGCTCAACGTGGCTATCAACAAGAAGACCCATCAAATCGCGACCTTCAACAACCAAGGAACGGCCCCTCTTGTCATACTTTTTGGCTACTCTGTCTATCACGCCTGTCAGTTCCAGTTGCCCGTTAATGTGAAGTTTGCACTGCAACCCTGGTGTAATTGGTGTCTCAGGGTTGCTCAACTCCAGGGTGAATTTGTCAGCGGCTTGGTAGAGATCGGCTTCGATGTCGTAACTGATAAAGTTCTCAATGCGCTGGTTGCCAACACGCAACGTGACGGTATTTTTCATTTTGCTATCTCCGGGTGGTTGTTCAATTTGGGGCCGCTGTTGACCTCAGCGGCCCCTCCTTTGCTAGGTTAGCGGCTGCCTGTACAGCCGGGGTCTCCCTTGACACTGCCCCTGGGTAGCCATATCGCACTAAACCGTTGCATCACAAGGAGGGAGATGCAACTTTTTAACCGGGCTATGGCTCCCTCTCTCGCCAGGTTAAAAACCTTCATACTGGTTACAGACAGGCGATGCCGGATGCGACGATATCGCGCTTTGTAGAGCCAACTGCATCCGTGATGTCCGGATACCCTGTGTCGGTGCCGAGAAGCCATGAGCTTTGATTGTCGGCCGCCCTGCACGACTCCAGGTTAAAAGCAGGGATTTTGAACTTCAAACAGTGGCCCATGGCAATTGTGATACCTTTTGCATCAGGTTGTTTTTCAACCATGCTGCTCAGAGCCAACAGTCGCAGATGTTTTTCCCAGAGTTTGGCGGCCAGTTCAGCGAATTCACCACCTGTTTTTTCAGCTTCGGCGATAAGATAATCGCAGTAGATCGTTTGCAAATCACTCTTCATAGGGGCAAGGACCTGCTCTGAACCAAGAATTTTGCGCTTCAGTCCAGCAATAACAATTTGAGCCTGAGCACTGGCGTCCTTCGCCATTTTAATCTTGGAGTCTTTCTCGGATATCTGGGCATCGAGTTCATCGAGGCAAGTCTGGTCGATAGTTTTTCCGAGTGCCCGGTCGGCCATAAGATCACTGCGCTTGTGGTGAAGTGATAAAAGATGATTAGTGTCTATGTTGCTCTGTGCGATTTTTTCTTCTTCCAAAGCAATCACGCGCTTAAATTCGGAAATTTGGAATTCAAGGTCGGCAACTTTAGCCTGGTGCCTCAACACATCTTCAGCGGCGGCTTGACGGCTGGTATTTTTCAGTTCAGCTTTCAACTCGGCGAGTTCCGTCTGGAGAGATTCATCTTTGGCCTTTGCGGGGAGATAACGGTTTCTCTTTTCTTCAGCATCTTGTTTCAGACGGGCATATTCGCCTTTTTTGGCATCGGGAATGCTCGCTTCGTTGCCATTGCCATGGTACTGGAGGTAGCTTTTAGCTTTACTAGCGGCTTCAGCACTGGCAATCCCCAGTTGCGGCAAATTCATGAGATGCCCCAACTGGGAAGAGACTTCCTTAATTCTGTTTTCGATTTCCTGTCTCTTTGCAATCCGGTCTTCGACAGTTGGTACTTCTACAGTTTTCTTGGACATGATGTTTCACCTCGTTATTTTAATTCCACCAGGCCGGTGGGTGGTTCTTGATACCTGCTGTTTCTTTTGTTTATCCACGCAAACGCCTGTTTTCAGCTATGTCGGCAGCTTTGGTTTTCAGAAAAGCATCAGGATCTACATTCAGCATTTTGCAAATTTCAAGCTCCAGTGCAGTTATGGTTGGCTGTTCAGGGGCATATGGAATTACGGTTGTAAGTTCCCTGTTCAGTGCAGGAATAAACAGGTTCGGTTTATTGGTAAGGCCCGCCGAGCAAAGTTTGGCAATACGATTGGTAGTTCGCTCGTATATGAACACCGGTGAGATGTACCGATATGCCTTTGCTTCTATCAGCTGGCGGCCTTGTACTGTCCATTCAACCGCCGCCCAGATAGCCCCGTATGGGTTCATGGTCAACCTTTTAATCCATCCGACAGCAGGTGCGGGATCACCATTAGGTGCCTTATTTTGCGTTGAATGTTCCAGGTCTATCGGTAGGCAAACTCCGGCCTGATTGAATGCCTTGATGATTTCACCAGGTTGATCATGCAGCCAGCTCCGACCGTCTCTACCGGTAATAGTTCCTTCACGTGGTATGAGTTCAATGTCAGAGGGTGCTTTGCCGCTGGAATCACTCGGTATTTCCAAGGTGTAATCCTGATTTATTAAGTTCACTGTGACGCCTCCATCATTGCACGGTTGCTTTCATATTCTGTTCCTGTACGCCAACCGCAGCATAAGCAGCGGAACACGTTATCATCATTGAATTCTTGGTCATTCTCCATATCCATTCCTGCAACGCTTGCATTTTCCTTGATAAACTGCGCGGGGGCGAACAGCTTCCTGGTAATCGACACGCCGAGGTAATTCAGGTCCCTTGGCTGCATCATGATTTGAGAGTTCAGGGGAAAGGGCCAAGAGATCTTCGACATCCAGATCCAGCTCTATATCGTCAAAATCATCATCAGGCTCAGGATCGTCATACAGGCCGTCTATGATTTCATTTAGAGCATCAAGACCTTCAACATAATCGCCACCAGAGGTAACGGCCACAGTTGCCGGGTCTGGAACTTGTTCTACTTTTTTTTCATCACACAGCGGGGAGAGGTAAGAGGCCACATGTCTCGGCTTTATATTTTGGTTATGCAGCCCACCACAGTTTTTGCACTCCCAGTTAATCCGGCCAAACATGCTGAGTTTGTTCAACTCACACTGATCAGGTGTTATGACTGCCTCAAGGCGGTGACACCGTTCAGCGCAGTTTTCCATCTGCCAGGAGGTATATGAGTCAATTTGCTCTGTGTGCGTTATGGCAAGGGACATTGATCTAACCTCAATAAGTATTTCCGCAACCACCTTTAAACAGTCTTTAAATTCGTTCAAAATCGATTTTCAAGCACCAGGCCGACCATGAGGCGGTTACAATGGCCGTTATGCCTTTTAACGGCCCTTTTTGTGCGTTTTGCAATTATTGGCTTTTTAAGTGGTTCGTTTCGCCATTGCATTCAATGCATTGATCACTTTGCCCGCCGCCTGTTTATCCAGAAACCTCAAATCAGCTACCCCGGCAACCCGGTGGATAAAGTGACGCAAGGCCCGACTCCGTGCGTCGAGATCAGGGACAATGCTGATATCCTGCCACATGGCATCAATCTTCCTGAGTTGTGCCGCTGAAGCCATGCCGGGGCGGTTGTCCAGATTGCTGTAGCGTTCCGCTATTGGTGGCTGTGGTTGTTCGGCTCCCTTTTCCGATGTCTGGTGCTTATCCCGCTGTACCTTTAGTGCCAGCTTTTCAAGCTCGTCAATAAAAGTACACGCCTGGTGCACGGTCAAGTCCTTACAGCTGGTGGCACTGAAGCGGCTTTCCAAGGCAGCACGGTAGTTGTCATCACTGATGTTGAGGGCATGAACAATCGTATGGATGCGTCTGATCTGGGCAGCAGTTATCTGCTTTGCAGTTTTTCTTTGTGCTTGGGCCATTACTTACCTCCATTCCGCCGCTGTCAGCGGCGTTTGTGTACATCCTCTGGCGGGCTACAGCCGGCAGCCGTTCAGGGCTATACGGACTGCGGCGCGGGTGGCCTTCCTGGTTGCCTTGCGGCGAATCATTCGGGTTTCTATTGCCACCAGTATTCCAATGAGCTTCCTGAATGTTTTCATGAATTTCTCCTTTCAAGGCTGTTTCCCAGCTGGTCATTCATGTCACTCAACTCTTTACACATGCGGAGTTGCATGGAAAAAAGTGATGTACCATCAAAAAGTCTCCCATCAATCTGTATGGATGGATGACTCGTAAACAGTGACTCTAGCGTATGTGAGAGGCTGGCAAGTTCTGAAATGCGGTAACTCATTTCCTGTTGGAGCTGTTGATTAGAAGTCATTTTTGCTCCCTTCAACAGCAGTAACAAGTGAGCTCATACGGTCCTGCAAGTGGAAAAAACTGGCTTGAGCTCCAAGGGTTATTTGCTCGCAATAATTGTCACTAGAACCAAGCATGGAAATTGTTGCCTCAGTCAGAAAGGCTAAGATGTTGGCACATTCGATCAATTCATTGAGCAGATTACGGTTCTGTTCGGTTGGCGTCATTCACTGCCTCCTATAGCGATGCTGTGTTTATGGTTTGGTTTCAATGGTTGCCACCAGTTGTTTGCGTATACAATCTCATTACCCTTTGCATATATCGGTCTAGGCCACTTTTAGACGGTGTACGATCTTTGCCAAAACGTTCTTCAATCATTACCAATAAGTCTTTATCTTTGTAGTAACTGTCCAGTGAGTGAATAAACTCTTGTACTTCTATGTCTTTTTCGATTCGGTTGAGAGCCCCGCCTCGGCGACAAAGCAAGCCATGTATAAACGCTGCGGAAGGTCCGTCAAGCCGTACACCTTCAGGCACCGGTTGTGACACAACAATGGAGATGGCAGCAGCAAGGATGCTGATGGCATCGCGTTGGCTGAATTTACTAAGGCCAAGCACTATGGCATTGGCGTGGCTGTTTATATTGCCGTTACTCATTTGGAATTACTCCTACACAACAAGCATTTTAGCTGCTTCACGGATGATTTCAGGCGTCACAGCCGCCCCGTTCACCTCGGCGATCCGCATGGTGCGAGTCATCAGTTTGGCGAGTACCCGCCCGTTGCCGTGACATTCCTGGTGAAATGTCCGCCACAGACCATTGCTTCCGGGGATTGTCTCATGGACAATCGCTTCAACGTCCTGGGCCTGCAGTTGCTCCAGGGTGACTTTGAAGCCGACTCGGGTATAGAGATAGGCAAAGTCAGCCTGTTTCAGTCTCAGATTTTCCATGAACCGTTTGAGACCGCAAAAGAGTATCCCGGCACCGGCCTTGTCGTTGATCCGCCGCAAGAGGTCAAGCGCCCTCACCGGAAGATGTTCAGCTTCATCAATGATGATCATGCGGCCCGAGTCCTTAAGCTTATCGATTACATCGTCTTTCATCCGGTTGATTCTCCCCAGGCCGTCAAAACCACATTTCTTGTGCAGTTCGGCGAACAGGTCACGGGCGGTATAGCCAAGGTCCGCTTCAACCAGAATTACATCACTGTTGGTAGAAGCGTATTTCTTGATAGCCGTAGTTTTCCCACTTCCGGCGTCTCCCACCACCACGCCGATTTCCCCGTCCAGGTGGCACATCCGTGCCGCCTCAAGCACCTTGGCGGCGGAAGTGGTCATGACAAAGGCAAGCGCCGTCTTACGACCTCGCGCCCGTTCGCGGTCACGCTTTAAAAAGCCTTTAATGGCATGTTCAAGGCCCTTGATATCGCCTTTATACTTCCCGGCAATCCATTGGTTGAGGGCACTGGCAGAAACGCCAATGGCGCGGGCAACGGCGGCCTGTGTGTGGCCGCGCTCCTGCATGTGCTGGTCAAGTTCTGCTGCAAGCGCCGCGTCATGAACGGTTGCCTTGCTTTTTCCTGTTGCGTTCGGTTTCTCCATTCGGTATCATCCTCCTCGTCTAGTTTTCGCGGCCTTTGCCGCGTGGTTTACGGCCCGTCAGTGTTCCACCACTGCCGGGCTTTGTTTTTCGTCACACAACCTGAAGTTGGTCCAGCTCCTCTTCAAGCTCTCTGATCTTCCTCTCCTTGTCCGGCCTGTCACAGGCGAATTGCAGAATCTTTCCCCGCGCCTGCTCTAACTCCCGTTTCTTCGCCTCGATCTCCGTTGCCCGTGCCAATACCGACAGGTCCGCCTTACCCTCTTGCTCCCGCTGCTTGCGTGTGGTGACGGCCTTTTGCATGGCGCTGTTCGGCAGCATTTGCGAGACCGGTCGCTCAGGTTCAGGTACTGGCTCGGGGTTGAAGACAGCTACAGCAGCCTTCATGTTGCTGAGCCGTTCCGCAGTGTCCGGCGAATGCGTGACATATCCCAGGGACTTGGCCGTCTTTTCTTCGCGGCGCTTGCTGGCAATGGCCTCCCGCAGCTCGGCACGGTCTATTTCACTGACAGCAACGGGATGGATGAGCCCCTTGATACCGGCATTGCCTAGGTATTCATCCGTCTCGGGAGTGAAGAACCATGCATCATTGATGTTGTCCGGAGCAATCCGCATGTAGACTTTGCTGCCCTTGAGCGGGATCATCCAGTCAGCGAAGTACGTCGCATCAAATTTGCTGTACCTGACTCCGTTCCTGCCGACGGTCAGCGGCTGAGTGGTGCGTGAACAAAAGAGTTTCAGGGCTTCACGGGTGACGGTGCGCTTGACCGGGTTTTCGGAATTCCAGGCGTCATCCGGGGAGAGTCCCTTGCAACCTTTGCCTTGCGACGGCATTTTGTTCAGGGCGTTGAAAATGAAGTCATGCAGCAGGGCATCGAAGGTATCGAAGTCAAGGATATTGCCGCGCTTGATATCTTCAGCCAGGCGTTCCGGGCGCTCGGTAACGTTGCCGCCGCGATAGCCTTCGGCATGCTTGGACAGATCCATCTTGATCTTCAGGTGCCAACGCTCTATCACCTTGGCCTGGGCGTTGTATGGAGCGGCGAAGATCGGAATGACGTTGAGGGCACAGAGCATGCTGGCGGTCGTGCCTTCGTCCACCTGGACGCGGTGGACGTATGACCGGCCCCCGGCGAAGTCCCTGCAGCGGTAGTCTTTTCCGTTATCGATGTAAATGTATTCCGGTAGTCCGTGGAGATCGGCAGCAATGAAAAACGCCTGAAAGATATGGTCGGAGTTGGGTGCCTCTTCGTGGTAGACCTTGGAAAGCGCCTTGCCGGTCTTCATGTCAATAAAGCTGGTGATCCAGCCAAAAACGACTTTGCGGGTTTTGCCATCCTTGCTCTTCACTGCCACATCTATCTGCGCATGATCGGATACCCAGACTTTACCGGCCTGGATCTTCGTGTAGTCGCGTTCGATGTAGCTGGCATACTTCCGGTTCCACTTGGCAAAGCCGTTGCGGGCAAGATAGATAGCGCTTTCTCCTACTTCACGGTAAAGGCGGCGCTGGAAGGAATCAACCGATGGAAAATTGCTTAAATCTCCGACCGGGCAATATCTTCCTGCAACCTGTCGCCAGCATGAGTTATATGATGGTCCACCTTCCTTCAGGGCGAGGCTCTTGAAGTATTCAAAATAGATGCTGGGTACAGAAGATTGACCTGCACGCTTGCCAAGCTGGCCGATCAAGGCTGCCTTACCTTGTTCTTTGGCCTTTTTGCGTTCACGCATTACAGACTTGTACGATGTCTTCAGCTTGGGATTACAGGAGTTCCAGACTGTATTTATCCAGTTTTCCAGTTCCCGGCCGTCCAGCAATCCGGCTTCGAGTTCAATCCGAGCGTATTTGGAGAATTTTCTGCGATTGTATTCCGGAGCGTTGGCGTAGGTTACGGCAGTATGTTCGATATCAAGGTGGTCAATGGCTGGAAACTCTTCAGGCAATTCAATGCCGTGTTCCTGAAGGGTGGAGCGGGATTCATGAACGCTGATCTTTTTCTGCCATTCTGAAGGCAGACAATCGAAGAGGTAGAGCTTGGTTTTATTGCCGGAGACGATGCCAGTAATAGACTTGTAGCATTTTTTTCTTGCGGTTTTGCGGATTACGCTGACCTCTCCACAGCCAAGCCCCTCAAGTTGTGAGGCTGAGTATGCACGTGGCTGCTTGCGGGCTTTACTCATCGGCAACCGCCTTCCAGGGCTCCGAGCAGAGCAACTTTTTTCTTCATCTCCCGTTGTTTCGCTTTTATGGCTTCCTCATCCCTGCGGATATCCGCACGCAAAGCATCTGGGCCCTTGACAGTAAAAACCTTGCAGGACTCATTTAGTACCTGTAGTGGTTCCAGGCTTCTTGTCGCTTGGCAAAATGCAGGTATGTAAGAAGCTGGCAGGCGGTGGCCATCTTTTGACTCACACACCCATGCGTCTATTTGGTATTTGCTGATTTCCACACCGAGAAGGTGCGACATCTCACCGGCGATCTCCCAGCGGCTTTTCGGAAGGGCTGTCTTCAATGCCAAAGTCATGGCTACACGTAGGCGGGCTTGAATATTTAAGTCGCCTTCACCTGGCTCCGATTGTCGATCATCCCGTTCTTTTGACAAGAGATCGAAAAGAGTCAGTTGATTCGATGAATTGACTAAACTTCGTTGGAGTTTAGACATTGCACCCACCCATTGTTTCTGGTAAAAAAGTTATCATGCTGCTTCGTTCCACAATTCTTCATATGATTTGTTGAGGAAATGGGCGGCGGCTTTGAGTACACGACGGCTTTTGCCCCTGCCGCTGAGTACGTGGCCAACGAGGGAGTCGGTAACTCCCAGATACTGGGCAATTTGACGGTTGCGTATGCCATACATGGTAAGCAGCCCTCGTACGTAGGCCAATCGGTCTATATTTTTTGGCTGTATCAGTTCCATTTTTTGACTTACCCCATTTCCAGAAATACAAAGTATTATTGTTTTTGTCAATCAATAATTATTTGCCTTACCCCTATTTTTTTAAATTTTTGCCCGTTAAAGCAAGTTTTATTTGTATGTTATTGCTATTATTACAAATTATTATTTGCTCCACCCCTTTGTTTTTGCGCTACCTTCTTGCCTCACCTTTTTCAGGTAGGGGTGAGGCAAATTGGAATAAAA